TTTATCCGCCTATGATGACTTTAGTTGAACCGCCTATGATAGCTCCCATATCAGCAACATCTCCTACTCTGTTTGCAGAAAACCCTCCACAGAATACTTTAGTTGAACCTGGACCAGTTACAGCGGCATGAGGAACACAAGATGAGCCAGCGAGAATGGTGTGAGGAGCTATAGCATCGCCCACTACGGCTGCCATTTGACCTTGAATGAATACCTTAACTGCTTTAGTTGCTACGATAGTTGAGGTAACATCACATGGATGACCTGTAAGAATATCGTCAGTGTTTCTGGCTGCCATTGGCATATGCTTATTCCTCTATGCTAGTGCTTGTACAATACTTATAAAGCTTTGAGCCTTAAAGTGGTTTGACTGATTCAATGTGATTGCCGAGTCGGATGTGGTAAATACATGAGATTCTTCGATAGTCACAGGATCCGGAATAGTTAGAGATATCAACGTGAGTAACGCAGGATTAGATGCCGCTAGTGCGGCTGTATGAGTAGCGAATGTCTGAGTTGTGTAATCTTCCATAAGACAGGAATATGAAACATTGAATGGATCATTCTGTTGGGTGATAGTCACATTGTCAGAGCCAGAGGAGTAATTAAAATTTACATTGTTAGGCACTGACACAGAAGTTACTGCGGCACCATTAGCATCCTCAAATGATACGTTTACGGAATATCCATCGTTTGCGTACACGGGAGGTAGTCTAGTGATCTCTTCGCCAACACCAGTATTGCCAGCAAAGAATGCGTCTCCGCCTTGATCGCTTGCAATATTGGAGTTTGCACCTAAAAGAGCAGTGGTTGCCATTTGACTACCTTACTAAAGATGATCCAGCGTTGGCTGCCAAGAATACAGCGACTTCTGCATTAAGTAATTGTTTACCAACTCTAGTTCCATCTTTAAGTTCAAAAATTCTTATTCTAGGTTGTTCTGCCATCTTATCCTCTCAACATATGCTTTCGGTTTAATTTTCGTTCTTGGGTATTTGGAAAGTCTTGATGCTCTCCAAAGTCCCAACCCATTTGACCGAGTTCGCCTGCACATTCGGGAGTGATCTCAACGAGAAGGCTTTCGCCCTCCCGTCCTCGAGTCTCATTACCGTCAGCATTGAGTTCAGTCATTTCTTTAATTTTTTGCTTATAATCGTTCATATTACTATTTATAGTCCTTGTCTATCTCGTTCTAGAATGTATGCTTTGACTAATGCACTACGTACAATGTCAGCCGGTTGAAACTCAACGAATTTGAACTCTTTCATACGTTCAATGATTCTCATGAATATGCGTAATCCAGACATCTCTTTCTTACGCTCACTGGTCAAATCGTCCTGCTTAACGTCACCACAGAAAATGATTCTGCAATTTTCGCCAACACGGGTCATGACTGTATGAAGTTCTTGGTCGCTCATATTTTGTACCTCATCTACCACAAGAATACAATCATCAAATGTTGATCCTCGCAAGAATGATGTGGATATGAATTCTACCTGATTACGTTGCTTAAGTATCTCATAAGCATCGCCTCTATTAAAGAGTTTAGATGCTATATCATAGTAAGGGGCTTCATAGACTTTCATCTTATCTTTCTGCGATCCAGGTAAAAAACCAATGTCTCTAGTCGGCACAATCGACCTGACAATGTATACTTTCTTATAGTATGAGTTTTTTGCCATTACTTCTTTGAGTGAGAATAGAAGACCTAGAAACGTTTTACCTGTTCCTGCGATGCCGTGAAGCATCAGATTATCTCCGTCATCCCAAGCATCGAATGCGACAGATTGATTATCTGTCATAGGACCGATGTCTTTATTGACTGTAAAGTTTGATGTGAGTTTATTCTCTGTGTCTAATATTCCTTGCTGTCTAAGTACTCTCCGTTGCCTTTTGGTTAAACGTTCTTGTTGTTGTGCAGGCATGTAAATCCATCCTTATCTAGTTTGTATTTTAGACCCCGGATTGTTTTTATGAATGTTCTTCATTAGTGAGTTAAAACTGTCGGGTGTCTTGATGACTCCCATACGATGAGGATCACCCAAAGACGGTGCCTTAGTGATGATTTGCTTCATGTTGGGATTGGAAGATAGGTATTCTTCACGTTCATCCATTTTCATAATCTTATCAACTTGCTCACCAGTTTCGATGTCTTCGAAAGTGTATATCGGCATTATTTATTCTCCAATTTATAAAAGAAAAGGCGACTCAGAGGTCGCCTTCATAGTGTACCCATCATGGATATTTATATCTCTACAACGCTGTTAAGACACCATTTCGTAAATTTCTTTCCAGTTATTTACTCTAGTAACGTCTTCATGCGAGTAGTACTCGTTGTGATCGTGACTCATCAGTATTGAGTGCAGTCCCATATTCACACCAAGTTCAGCATTTTCTGCCTTATCTTCAACCCAAATACATCCTGTATCCAGATAAGGAGCGAGAGCAAGGTCTTTGTCTGCACCAGTATCTAAGCACACGATCTTTTCAAATGCTGTTTTACCGAACAACAGTTCGATGTTTTGTTTACGCAATATGCCAGCATGCCTATCAAGACTCAAGCTGGTAATACAGTGAAACACGTATCCCAACTCTTCGTGCATTTTTCGCACATACTTCATTGAATCACGTAATGGAGGGATGCAACAGATTGCGGCACTCTCGTTGAAGTGTCTTATGAGTTTTTTAATCTCATCTTTAGGCAAGTCATAGACTTTACCTAATTCATATTCAGTAACACCTGAAACAGCAAAGTGTCCATGCTGTTCCATCCAGTTATTGAAGCTATAAAGCCAATCAACTAAGACTCCGTCACAGTCAACTAACATCAATTTTTCATTCTTTTTTATCATATTATACCTTTTCATTTGATACTATCATTATAGCACCATTACATTATAAAGTCAACCCCTAATTAAAGAAAGTTTCCTTGTGCTTGTTCTTTGCACGTCTAGCCTCTTTGATACTAGCTTTACGCTTGTCGTACCTTTTAGAGTCTTTCTTCTTAAATCTAAAGTCTTCGTTCTTTTCAGCTTCATCTTCGATCCACTCACGAAACTTCTTACCTTTGCCCATCTGTCCATCACTCTTTTTGTTGGTGTAACGTTATGCTGGTTGAGTACCAGCTTCGGTCTGCGTTTCCCACGATTCAGTCTTGACCTTAGCTGGTCGACCACGCTTCTTTTTTAGAGGTGTGGCAGGAACTGGATCTGAGATAATTCCATCAAACGCTTCGTTAATAGTCTCTGCCAATAATTCGGCAAAAGGCTCTTTACGTAACATCTGTAGAAGCAACTTAGCGTCTGCCTCATCAACAGTTTCCAGCATTTGAATGAACATGGACTCTCTCTTAACACTGTTAAGATTTTCACCTTCTTTCATTTCATTAACAAAGTACGACAACTTACGTGCCTCACGATACAACATGCCGTGCGATTCTAGATGCACAGATGGTGTGTATGGTGGTGCGCTAGAAGGGATATTAAAACTCCACTTCTTGTCGTACATTAATATGAGGATGTTCCTCAGTTCGATTGAGTTGTTCTCTCTCAAGTATGCTATCTGTTCAGACGGCTCTTTCAATTCACAACATTTAGCAGTAATTTCTGCTAGTGATTCTGTAGTCATATTTAAAACTCCGATATACTTTCCATTAGATTTCTTAATTTATTCTTAATGAAGTAATTGATTAACTGGCTTCGATCCTTTGGATTCTCTGCGTCATACTCACTAAGTATCTGATTCTTGATTGGGTCTGGGACCTGCGTCAAGTCGATCATTGCCTTATTGCGTAAATAGTTTCTCTTTACTTCGTTATCCATATTATTTATATCAGCCCAATCGAGCAACCTTTTCTTGGTCACTGGTCTTTGACGAATACCCATAACAAGTGCATTGTCTGCTGACAGAACGTTAGGAACACCATCACCTGCATCGCCCTTAATGATATGCTCGTGTAAGAACGTATCTGGGTTAGCATTAGAGATCCAACGCTTGCGTGTAGGATCATATTGTTTAACGTTTGCATATGTGTGCAACTGAACGTAGTCTTTGTCTCCTGAGAGAATTAGAATAGGCTCACCTGTGTTCAAAGTAGTACCTTCTTTGTGTACGATAGTACCAATGATGTCATCTGCTTCACACGTTTCGATCTGTATTACTTTATACGGAAAGTATGTTTTAAGCTCATCACGAATACGATTCAGTGAAGTAAATACAGCGTTCCAATCTATCTCTGAGGACTCACGTGCTTTTCTTCGACCCGCTTTATAGTATGGGTATATGTCTCGTCTCCAGTAGTTCTTATCATCACAAGTAATAAGCAACTCACCGAATTCACGATGGAACTTCTGTCTATTGAATCTCAGAGTATTAAGAATCATGTGTCTTAACATGTTCTCATCTACTTGAGCATTTTGGTGATTCCCAATCTGCATCATCATATTGGAAATCATAACTTGGTTCATATCAACCAGTATCATAATATTCTCCTTGTTTGTATTATCGATGTATTATAATAACACAAACTGGTCGGCTTGTCAAGTAATTTCTTCATCTTCTGCTTTGTACATCTCATCTAGAAACTCCTCTAGAGCCTCACCGTAATCCATTTCCTCATCTTGAAACACCTGTTCAGATATATGCTGATAGTGATAATCTTCACCAACACTCCTAAACATTAGAGCCCTAACCGTCTCGATCAAGGACATAATGTCTAGCACAGATTTAGGGCGATTTGCCACATCGTATCCCATCTCATGCATAGCAGTTACTACATCACGGGCTACATCAATCGAAAACCTCATTATAACTTTCTTATCATAGTCCTCAAATAGAGCTTCGGACTCTTTTGTTTCCTCTGCTCTTTTCTTAAGTCTTGCGGTAAAGTCTATAACATTGCTCATTGTAGTACCTTAAGTATGATAGTATCCCTATTAATACGACCGTCTGTCGTATTCTCTTTGGTCTTTAATGCTTTCAATTCCTTGAGAGACTTGGCTTTACTACCTTTACCCAGAAGGGCTATGTACTCTTCAGGCTTTCTAAGCATCTTCTTAAACGATCTTTCAGCACAGAATCCAGAGACAGTGCTACCTTTGACCAGAAATCCATCTCTTCGATCAGATACCAGATACTTCATGACCCTAGTCTTAGTATTGAACAAGTACATAGATTCAGCACCCACCATTTTTTCAGGACTGACACTAGCGATCTTGAACTCCGATGAAGAAGGCAAGTATAATACCTTAGCCACTTGCTTATGTGCGGGAGTAGCTTTTTTGGTCCTAGGCTTTCGTGTCGCTTTCTTGCTAACAAGAAACTTCTCACAATCAGTAATTATATTACTAACGAACTTGTAGAATTCTTTTTGCTGTTTAGGAGTAAAGTTATCGTATCCTTCAACAAGGTCTTCTGTCTTGTCTTCGATCAGTTCACGCAACTCTTCCTGACAGCCCTTATAGTACTTAATAGTATCGTGAGCAGTTTGAGCGGCAGAGTTCAGCTTGATCATCTCGTTATATATCGACCAATCTTTATCTAGAGTACCTTGGGTAAACTCATCTACAAAGCCTTCGATCTCACCTATAAACTCGTTAGTCTTTTCACCCAACAGTTCAGACGGACTCTTTCTCTTCACTGGCGGAGACGCTTCTGGATCGATCACTGCCTTTACAGTTTTACCATAAGCAATAACGTTATCCAAATTAGTCTCTAAGAAACTCTTTGCAGATTTACTCAACACACAGCCATCTCTTTCCATCTTACATAATGATGCAAGTGTCGAGCTAGTACGCCAGTCATCAGCGGCTTTATAGTCTTTAAGATCCGAAGGACGATTGTCTTTGATGCAAGCTATAGTCCAAGCTAAGTAACTCTTCTTATCATAGAAGTACCCGTAATGGCGCATAGTCTCCATAGTTCGAGCTTCATATTTTTCAGCAGGAACACTAGACCAATCAGTAGTCTCTCTACCAATATGACCTTCTTCTATCAACTTTACGGATTTGCTTTTTCGAGGTGCTGACCTCATTACTTTTTTTGCTGATTTAGCCATTAACTAACTCCATTTCGATTTATGTATACATCCTAACACACTATGAGGAGCTTGTCAAGAGGTTTTTTAATAAATCTTCCCATTGCTCTTTTCTTCGTTTCCAGGAGTATATAGCATCTACGGTATGTTTAGCAGTATTAAGATGTTCGATTAACCTCTCTCTCTTTGTCGGATTTGCATACACATTTAGAGCATTCTCTAATTCGTGTAGAAATTTGACACCGTGAGTCGGTCTATCTTCTATAATGCCGTACATTGATGTAACACCCAAACACATTTCAGGAAAAGAACCTGTAGAAGAGTGTATGCACATACAGCCTGCGGAAATAGCTTTCAGTAAAGGAGTGTACGACATCTCAGGATAATCAGTAGGGTACACAAATATGTGTGCTTCCTGCATATAAGATAGTAGTTCCTTTTCGGTAGCATCTCTGAACACACTGACTTTAGGATTATCTCGTATCTCATCAGACAGTGCTTGAAGCGATGGTGTCATCTCTTCAGGATTTGTTAGATTTGTTACGACTATCATACGTGCATTTTCATGCATCTTTCTAGTAAGCTTTTTAAAAGCACCATGAGCCAGGTCGAGTCCTCGATTCATTTCACCCACATACAATATAGTAGTAAAGTTCTTAGGCTTATTTCTAGAAAGTTTGTTAGGTACAGTGTCTATAGCATTACGTAGAACTATTCCGGCACCATAAGGTATATCTAAGAATAGATTATACATTTGCTGTTGCCAGTGAGACGCAAATATGATTGCTTCATATTCTTTCCATCGACCATCTTCTAGACATTCAAGCGAAGGATGATCAGCAGGCACCGACGGCATGAAGATAGTCCTCACACCGTCAGTTACCTTACTGGGAGATGTGACAAACTCAAACTCATCGAGTAATGTGTGCTTAACGTCTCGCCTAATAAGGTCTAACGTCAAGTCAACACTGGTCACAATCGCAGGGTTTCGACTATTGGACTCCATTCGGCAACAACTGTCCTGCTACATCACGTAAGCTATCCCATCTGAATGATCTCCAACCAACAGCGTCTACATCCCAAACAGGTAATGCAAACTCGTTAGACTTTTTCTTGCCCGCAACTGTGCCCTCAATAGGGGGCGAAACCACGATCAGGGATTCACTCAACGTAGCATTCATCTCTCTACGTGCGCCGTTTGCTTTAATGAACTCGATCCTTACTGATCCAGCTTTAAGCATATTTTTTACTTCATCTTTAGTCATTATATTCTCCATTTTCATTTATTAAAACTTCATTCACTTTTTGAGCTAGTTGCTCGTATCCACCGATGTGTTCTTCATTCCACAATATCTGTGGCACGACATTCTCACCGGGAAATCTCTTCTTGAAATCCTCAACATCATCTTCAACAAGTCTGTACTCGTATTCTATCTCTGCCGTTTGGCATAACTGAATACACTTTAAGCACCAAACACAGTTGGCTGATCCGTATATAACAATCATCGTTGTTCAGGTTTCCATTTATTGATAAATTCAAGCTTTTGCTCGATTGACCACTCTGCGAGGTAATCATTCTCCTCATCGAATAGATCGAGTATGCCATCAGTGTCATATGTTTGCATATCGATAATATTTTCA